ATTGTTATAATTACGCAGCACCCATTCTACCACTTGAGCATCAAAACGAAGATTATTATAACCCACCCAATAATAATCTGGTTTGTCAAGCAATAGCTTTACAAATGCATCAAAATTATCATGCCATTGGCTAATTAGGAAATCATAATGTTTATCTTCTTTTGGATCATAGACATGTATCAGAAATAACTCCTGCATTGTCTCGATATCATAAATTAATACCTCCATGAATTCATGATTATTGTGAGTTTAAAGATATCCATCCTGTTATAATGTATTTAGTTTTAGTGTGACTAACTTGTCCACGATGTGTGTGAGTCCAATCAGCAGGAAAGAATAATAACTTACCTTGCTGCGCTGGTTCTATATGTTGTTGAAACATAAACTCTGTACCACCATCTTCAACATCATTTAGATAGATCATCCATACAAATAGTCTAATCTTTTTTTCTGTTGATTCATAATGCCAAGCTTTAAAACCTTGACCTGGAAGATATCTTTGAATATTATATGCATCAATATTAACTGTAGTGTTTAAAAATATGGGAAACTTATCCATATATTTATACATCTCAACAATCATATTATCAACAATATCATCTAACTTATCTCCATACAGTCTTTTAACTGTACTATTATTTTCTTCAGCAACATTAAAATCTGAAGATTCTTTTACATTAGTATCTATTCCTCCACCAATATATCCATCAAATGTATATTTATCATTTGCTTCGAATATTTCAATAATCTCCTCACATTCTTGTTTAGTGAGGAGATTCTTTCTATGTATGAAATCTACTAGTTCCATTGTTCTAACGCTGTCCTGGTTTTATTAGTCTTGATCTCACGTAAGTTATACTTCTCAAGATATTGTCTTTTACTACGCATATGCTCAATCTGTAATTCTTCATCAACAGATCTAAATACATTGACGATAGCTTTAACCACCTGTGGTGATTCTATTTCTGGTGCTTTATTGTTCATAGTTCGATTAATTATAGCAGACACCATTATAGTGAATGCAAAAGTTAAAACATAAAATACTGGATGTGCTTTAGTTATCGTCTCCATCATAATAGTCATCTAAGTCTATTGCTTCATAAATATCATCTGATGTTATCCATTCAGGCACCTCCATATCTTTAACATACTCATCACAATATGTGAGTAGTTTCATGCTCTTGATAGTGATGTCATCTTCACCTGGTTCTTCTAATGTTGCAGGTGCATAATAATGAGACCATTTGATTTCTACAGTACAATAAACATCATCTTGTGTTGGATGATAAAACTCTGCATGTGTTGATCCTGTCGTTGTCATAGTACAATGATTGCTTTATCGTTTAATAATACAGGCTTACCTGCAGAATCTATTTGTACATCTACTACAGTGCCCATGTAATGTGCCAAAAGAGCAGGAGGTGCACTAACAATCTTGCCATCTTTTTGAACCACCCACGCCATACGAGAACTAGGTACAACTACATTGTCTTCATTATCAACTAATACAGGATTACTTTGATCTTGTACTGTCAGCTTTAACTTTATTGTTTTCATGATATTTTAATTGAGATTTTAAGTTTCTTCTATCTAACTCTGGATAATTACTATAAGTGGTATCAGTGTTACCTGATAAAGGAGAGCTAACAACTAAAACTACGCCATATAAAAACGTTACAGTTCTTATACAAAAGTATAATATTATAACTGTCAATAGTACTGCTGTTACTCTATCCTTTACCATCCTCTTTCTGATTTAGGTAGTATCAATATACCACTCTTTGTGTATTTACCTGTTAACTTCTCTGGAACATAAATTTCTTCATCAACTATTATGCTAAATGGCTCCTGATTATAATTGTTAAAGTCATCATGACTAAATCTATTACTATTTGGATCACCTTCTTGCTTAATTTCAATGAATATCATCAATCCTACTAACATCAAAAAACCAACAAGAATTACAAATGCTGCCATTATCCATGACAATAATTCTGCTTTGTCTTCTGCTTTCATTAGTCTAATAGTTTAGATATTACACTACGTTCAACTTGGTCCTCTATATTCTTGCGAGCTCTTTCAGCTGCTACAGTAATCTCTACATCTGTAAACAGATATGCGTTATACTGTCCATTACTATTTAAAATTACAGCTTGATAAGTATTATTAGCTGCCTTCTTCTTGTCCTGGTTCTTAACCTTTACAAGTTTACCCACTCTAGTTTTAATCATTATATATTTGGTTTAATTAATAATTCAGTTAATGTGTTTCTTGATCCTAATATAACAGGAACAGTATTAAATGCTAACGTCCATCTATCTTTACTTGTAGCCATGTCTGGTACAGAGTGAGGTAGATAGCTAGGAAATAATAATATCTCACTATTAGCCACAGGTATAGTAGCAACAGTTTGAGCATATGGATTACCTTCAAATAAATTAGGATTAACCTCTGGCTCTAATCTATAAACTGTTGATCTATCTACATCAGCCTTATAAAACTTTATAAGTGTGCTGTTATCTGGTACATCCATGTAATACACACCTGAAATTACAGAATTATGATGATAATGTGCGTGTGTGCCACCACCATTTATATTTCTATTAACCCAACTCTGTGTTATCATGATGTCACCATCAATAGCCAATCCATGTACATAAAAGTCTTTAACCTCTTTCTCAATATAAGCCTTTAGTTTCTCCATACCTGGTAAGTCTAAACAATATGACTCTATTGATTTAAAATGATTAAGATCTTTGGTAATATCATTACCATACACATGCTCCATTTCAAGCTGTTTTAATTTCCATATTTCATCTTTGAAATACTCCTGTACTCTCACTCTGAGCACAGGAGTTGGAAATAAACTCATTATTTCTAAGTTTTCCATTTATTTTAGTTCTTCAAATAACTGTTTTAACTTACCTTCTTCTTGAGTAGCAAGAATAAAGTCTTTCTTCTTATCATGTAGTTTCTTCATGAACTTTTTATGATCGTAATTTACAGAGTTTTTACAAAAACTTACATACTCTGAACACAAATAAAAGTTCTCATGTCTATTCTGACGTTTCAGTATGCTTAATACATCTGTTAATTGATCAAGAATCTTAACTACATGTTCTTCTTCTATAATTCTAAATTCACCATTCTTTATTTTTTTAGTAATAGGTGAATTACCAACACGAGAATAAGGTATTTGATTTGCTAATATCGTAGCCAATACAGTGAATTCTAAATCATAGATATTAAAATATGTATTAAGCTTAACATAGTCATTTTCTAATGATGCCCATGCAGTTACATAATCTTGTATAACCCAGCTCTTAGATGATGCATTTAATAATGCAATCTTTTCTACTAAGTCTTTCTTATCTTTAACATCAATAAATACATAAGGTATATCTACACCATTACGCAACAACGCATTAAATAAATGTTGACCATCGATAATATACCAAGCTAGTTTACCATCAATAAATGATATACTAGTTAATACAATAGGTCTAATGATACCCATCTTTGTAACTGAGTTAGCCAACTTTGTTACATGCGAAGGTAAAATTGGTCTATTGATGCCTGCTAAATACTTAACTGATTTCTTACTTTTGTCTGTTATCCAATTCTTGAAGTTTTCTTTTGTCAATCCTGGGTTTTCTAATTTCAACGTTTTTTTCATCATTTCTAGTTTTAAATTGTATTTCTTGTTTATTAAATCATTTCTTCGTTATTGAATGTGTTGTATTCCCAATCATCATCGTCATCAAAGTCATCAAACTCTTGATCGATATAAAAGACCACATCACCATTCTTCTCAAGCACTGGTTCACCATCGTCATACGTAAGTATTTCAATGTAGCCCCTAGCAGAACAATAATTCATTTGCTCTACAGATAAATATATCTGATGAGGATGTGCTACAATTGTTGGTGCTATATCAGGATTAGTGCTTGTACTCATTACGAGATATGGCCTTACAGGAAGACCATGTTTCTCAATATACTTACCTTGATCTCTTGGAACGACATCAAGCTCATATATATGAACATATGGATTGTCTTGAACAAGTCCATGCATAGATACAAAGTACATCCCTTTCTCTAATTGATCAGGATGATACTCTGGAAATATTAACTGTACGTTAGTGTATTTCATTTAGCTCTTTCAGTTGATTTTGAAGCTCTGCAATCTTAGCCAATCTTCGTTTTTCACGATTATCATCTAATTTTGCTATAAAGGTAATAATATCTTCCTTACTACGCAATATGATCTCATCTAATTCAACATCAGTAACATTCTCTATATCAATATTGATATTATTACTAATGTAATCATCTTTTTGATATAGAGCAACTTCTAACTTTCTGTTAGCTAGAAATGATACAGCATAATAATCTGCGCCACCTCTTCTTACACTTATCCAAGTGGATACTAAAATAGTTTGGTCATCTATATTGTTGACCTGAATTGTACTACGTAATTGCTTAGCTAGTCTCACTAGCTCATTTAATTGATCTCTCATGTTTATACATGTTTAGAATGTGAAAAAATAAAAGAGCTCAAGGACAATGTCCAAGAGCTCTAAACAACCACCTTTTAACCTATTTCATGCTGATGTAGCCACTTGAATGCAATTGATCAAGTAAGCTAATTTTAATCTGCACTACCACAAAGTTATTGACATAAGCGAAGTCATGTATAACTAATGGGTAATCTTTGCACCAATCATAGTATTGACGCAAAGTAAAGTCTAGTGTTGCCATCTTATTGATGATTTAGAATGTGTGAATAATTTATGTATTAGTGGCAGTTATTTCCTTGAACGCTCATGTACAGCAATACATATACATGACACTGATATAAATATGAACATACAAGCTGTCCATATATTGTTTTGTTGCAACATTGCACCAAATGCTAGCACTCCCATTATTGCAGGGAATATATAATTTAATCTTTCCATAACTAATTAGTTTCAAAGAATTCTATTTTACTAGGAGTACTAGTCATCTTCTTATAAATCAATTGAGCTTTAACAGCATGAATAGCTGTACCATAAGCACTAATAGCAGCTTGTGCAGCTTTAATATCTGCTGTCTTGTTATATGTCTTAGTTAACTTATCACCAATTTTTTGACACACAATGCGCACATCATCTACTGTTACTGTTTCTATCGAGTTAACTACTATTAACTCTGCTACTTCTTGTTTTTTTACTTGCTTTTTCATAATGATTTTGATTGTTTAATTTGACGTAATAATAATACTTGTTTTCTTTTCATGTCTACCATTTCTTGTGTTACATCAATGTATTCAAGATCACCTGGTCTAATTATTAAAGATTTAATATAATAATCTGTTAAATTTTCTGTTTGAAAAACGTTATACTCTTTACGTCTAATTATCTCTTTCTCTTTGTTTTTAGAATGCCAATCTTTTGAGTATTGTTTTCTTCCATGCTTAGTACTCATTTCATGTACATACAATTTTAGACAAGGTTTACATTTAGCAAACATTTTACCATTCCATTTAAAATCATAATCAGATATATGCTTATTTTCATTACAAGTTGTGCATCTTTTATAATTATCAATGATTGGATATCTTTTACTAGGTTTTATTCCTCGTAATCTATTATATTTTGTAACACGTATCTTTGAACAATCTCTACACATAGTTTCTGGAGAAAATGAACCATCTTTATTAGGTTTACATCTATTTTTAAATAAAGACACTTGCTTTATAATATGACAATCACCACACTCTTTGTGACCATCAATAACTGGATATAATAGTTTCATAATGCTATATAATAGTTTAAAAGAAAGAGTGTCCTAATTGAACACTCTATCTAAATATGATTGATTAAGTAGATAATACTCTCTAGCTGGAAATATACTCAACCACCAACCAAAGAATAAAGAATATATCATACTCCAAGGACTACTACGTAATATGTCCACATAACTAGCATTACTAAATACTAGACCAACAAGCGACAACATCATATAGATGCTAACAAACGATAGGAGATATACTCCTAATAAGATAATAGATTTCATGTTTGAAATATTTAAAAGGTTAAAAAATACAATAAATAATAAGCAGTTTAAATTCATGCTTAGGAATAATAGTTTTAATAAGCCAGGTCTATCAACTGAGCACAATGATACAGATGGTGATGAAATACTTGTTAGTAAGACTTTCTCTCATCACCCTTCTTGTATTAACTTTTAGTTTTGGACACTACTGGTGGAAAGTTATTAAACCACCTCACGCATAGTACACTCATCTAAGAACTACCAAAGACTTATGTCTAACTGTCGTAGTCAGGACAGGATTCGAACCTGTATGTTTGGATTCATTTACGTTGCCTCTACCCCTTAGTACATTTCAACTAATTTGACAGGTCGTACCAAACTTCTGTTACCATGCAGTAGCGTCTACCAATTTCGCCACCTGACTATATGAGAGGACTGATTACCCTCTCTGTACCTTTTAGCAGGTTGAAGCTATCTATCTCCACACCAGGACGTATCCTTACAGTGGCTGGTTGTTACCAATGAATGACTGTGATAGAACATGTTCATCATTCATTAGGCTCGAGACTTATCCCCTCTGCATTCAATTGTAATAAGTAGCACCTGTCAGGTAGGTGTTATCTAATGGTGTCTAACATTCAGTATACGTGAATGTATTCCCTGCTTGTTCTTATTACAATTGCTATCCCTTGGGAAGATAGAATGATGCATTAAATAAAAGGGAGAACTAGTCTCCCTATTTGAACAACGTTAATGGATGAACTCCAGAACTAATCAATCGTTTAATCTCAATGATGGCATCAAGGAACTCATCTTCATCAGAAGCCTGAACTACATATGCATCATCATCATTACCAATTAGTATCCATTCTATGACATAAGTCTTTGCTTTATCTATAACTAATAATGTATCAGCAGAGAAAGCAAGTAATTGATCATATCCTTCATCATTTATTAATGGAGATGATAATGTTTTATATTCTATTAATGTAAGCATATATTTATTAGTTAATGCTATATATTTTCAGTGTTCACCACAATTATAGCGTTGGTTAAAAGGATATTATTACCTGTGAAGGGTTACACTGCATCATTTTTACTCACATATGAATATAAAACTAATGCTATTTTACCATCAAAGTTACTTTCTTCCTAGTAGTCAATGATAATATAACATTAGAATTATATACATACATATATAAGGGCTTTATGGCCCCACCAACCCACCCTTATATATAAAAAAAGGGGACAAAGTCCCCTTGGTGCTAGCCAAGCACGATGGTGCCTTCTGGCGAGAAGACAGATTCAGGTGTGAACACCTTCATCTTGATGTCACCAACGCGCTGTCCAGCAGGTGCAGCAGTAGGTGCGTGGATGAAAGTACGCTCTTCGCCATCTTCATTGATAGTGGTTGCTATCTTGAAGCCAACGATGTGACCAATGTCCACCTTACCAGCACGAACTAAATCACTCAAAGGTGCAGAGCAACTAATAAAGAAATTATCAGAACCCTTTTGAATGCGTACTGAGACATTCTTTGTAAGATCCTTCAAGTTGCGAGCTGAAGCAAAGCTAATGATTGCATCAGGACCTGACCATGCAGCGATAGTTTCATGTTCAGTAAAGTTGCTAGTAGCAGAGGTGTAAGCTTGTAATTGTAACATGGTATTTAAATTTAGATTGGTTGTGGCTACAGGCATGGGGACACCCCCAACCCAGCCAAGCATAGGAGGGGTCACAATTGGAAGTACCCTCCCCTCCCATGGACACGAGGGGTATGGGGGTTATGAAAAATTTTGGTGGGGGAGCCAATGAGAAATTTCCTTTTGACAAATTTTGCAGTGTGGAATATTCTTGCCATCTTTGGGGGGGGAAGGGGGGGCTTCCACTAAAACAGACACATCATGATAGATATAAGATTAAACAGTCCTTCTAGGTTTGGCATAGGTTTTGAATATAGGAGTAAAGAGTTACACTATTATTCTACAAAGAAGCTAGACATTCATCTTTTAATAATTACGATTTCTTTTGTAATTACAAAATTTAATATATAATATAGCAATGGGATTTTAATCATTCATTGAAATATCAATGATTATACATATATTTGCCACAAACTAAATATGAAAACTGAAAAGAAGATAATTGTTCAGAAGTTTCTAAGGAAGATAGAAGACAATTATGCTATGGCAGAGAAGTATTACAGTGTGCTTTCTACGATTAACAATTTGAAGCTTACACAGAGAGAGGTGCAGCTTGTAGCATTTACAGCCATTCGAGGAAACATTTCCTATTCGTCTATCAGAGAGGATTTTTGCAAGAAGTACAATTCTACGTCCCCTACAATTAACAACATTATATCGAAGCTGAAGAGAATTGGTGTGTTTGTTAAAGATGGGAGTAAGATAAAAGTCAATCCTGTAATCATCCTTAATTTCTCTAATGATATAACGTTAGAGGTAAAGATGGAGCATAATGAATAAACCACAGAGCATGTCTCACAAGGATTTTCTCATAAGGACATTAGCTGTAAAGCTGTCTGTAAATGAGAAGGTGATTGAGGCTATAGTTAATCATCAATTTCAGAGTGCTAATGAGGCTATGGATATAAACCATTCCATAGAATTGTCAGGATTTGGGAAGTTTATGCTTAATGTTAAAAAGGCTCACAGAAAGATGAACAAGCTTGTAGGGAAAAGAGATACATTTCAAGCTACAGTGGATGATGAAACAAAGACAGAGGCTGAGAGAAAAAAGGCTGGTGTTGTAGTAAGTAAAACAATCGATCAAATAAATCTATTAAAACCAACGATAGACCATGATTAACTTTGATAAAGTAAAACAGTTTAAACAAATCTACGAAGGCTGGAAAAATATGTTAATTCCCCCTTCTGAAATGAAAGCAACAATTGAGCAGGTGAGCAAGGACAGATTGGAGATCTGCGAGGCTTGCCCAAAGCATTCTAAGAATCATCAGACAAATAGACCTGATGATCACTGCACAGAATGTGGTTGTATGTTAAGAGCTAAGGTGGCATGTTTATCATGCATGTGCCCATTAAGACATTGGGTGCCTGTGGTACAGTCTCCTGAAGAAGAAGAAAAATTAAAAAAACAAACCATGTAGATATGGCTATTATAAAGAAGGTTCCTCTTGATGAGATTATAGATGTCTTCATGGACTTGTATAACAAAGGTGTGGATTTCATTGACATAATAGCCTCTGAACAAGAGAACAGAATCTCTGTCATTTTTAGTGAAGAATACATCAATGCAGAAGCTGTAGATAACTTTGAATTGAAAGATGTTGAAATCGATATAGAAACTAAGTTGTCAGATGAGGATTTTAACCAACTTATATAATGAAACCAAACTACTATGAAAAAATTCTTGCAGTTCTTACAGAATTAAAAGAAACCTTCCCCACCTATAACCTTGGCAGGCACTTAGAAACAGCTCTAGATGGGTATAAAGATATCTGGGGAATGACAGACAAAGAGATGCACTGGGCACTCATCAAATACAAGGCACAAATCACAATGGATATACCTCATCCAGATGACTCTGAGATAGATAAGATTATTAAAGATGGAATGCAGTTACACAACATACTGCACGAAGACGAAGAAGACCTAGATTAACATGGCAGCACCAAAGAAAACTACATACATTAACACTGAGCTCGAATGGGCTGAAGAACAATTAAAATCTTGGAGACAATATGTGGATGCAAATCCTATGCATGAGCTTAAGGATAGGATTGAATGGAAGCCTACAGGTAAAGGTGGACTTCTGCCTATGGTGATTGCTTCTATTGAGGCTCAGGGCAAGTTCATCCAAGAGACAATGAAGAACTATTTAGCTCTTCTCGAAGTGGTAGATAAACTACGTGAAAAAGAGGAAGCAAAAGTAGAAGTGAGAGGTGGTGCAGGAATGAGCTCTAAGGCTGAGAAATGGTTAAAGCAACGTAATGAAACTACATAAGGTTGATTACAAAGATTGGTTGATGAATCAAAAGCGTCTACCCACACCTGGCAGTGTTGAGTATGATGCTTTTTATGCATTTCATGAGGAGCTTTGTAAGAATGGTTGTATGATGGGAGACACATACATTAACCCTTTCTTATACTGGCATCTAAATGCATGGCATACAGAGATTGACGTTATTGATGACTATGGTAGAATAGCACAGAAATATGCTAACCCATCTCTGCGTGATAATGAATGGATAGTAAGCTCTGAGATTGATAGAGCACAGAAAGAGAAAAAAGGCTTAGTTATCCTAGGCATCAGACGTTTTGCTAAGTCTGTTCTAGAGGCATCATATGTGTCCCATGGGGCAACGTTTGATGAGAACTCACAGAACATTATAGCTGGCCTAAATGCAGCAGATATTAAGCTTATTACAGATAAGATTGACAAAGGGTTAAACTATCTACCAGAAGCCTGGAAATGGCAACGTGTAGAGGATAATTGGAAGAACCAAGTAACCCTTGGTATAAAGACAAGAGGAGGAGAACGTATTCCCTTCTCACAAATATTAATACGTAACTTAGACGAAGGTAATAACGAAGAAGCTATTGCTGGTACAAAACCTAGAAGATTAATTATAGATGAAATTGGTAAAGGAAATTTCCTACGAGGCTTTCAAGCAGCTGTCCCTGGCTTCACAACACCCTTTGGTTGGGGCTGCTCACCAATTCTTACTGGTACTGGTGGGGATATGAAGAAATTCATGGACGCTAAGTCCTTGATGTTCGACGTAGGTAACTACAACTTCCTAGAGTACAACAACGCTAAAGATGAAAAACGTATACATGGCTTATTTATCTCTCATAAGTTTAGGATGGAAGCCAAGTATGAAAGCTCTCTTGGTGCATATTTAGAGCTACCAAAAAAGAGTGATCTATATAACGTAAAGATGATGGTAAGTGATGAAGAGCTTGCCACAAAGATAACCAACGATAATTTAGAGAGACTTAAGAAGGCTGGTGATAGACTAGCTTATCTGAAAGAAAAAATGTACTACCCACAGGAGGTAGATGATATTTTCTTAAATGAAGACAGTAACATTTTTGATATAGAGGGAGCGAAACGACAAAAGGCCAGACTTCTAGCTAATGAACGTACTGGTACACCTGTTGTGCTATATGATGATGGTGATGGTATAAAGCATGAGTTTACAGACAAAATGCCCATTACCAACTTCCCTCTTAAGAATACAGATCATAAGGATGCTCCTATAGTTATATATGAGTTTCCTGTAGAGAATCCTCCTTATGGATTATATGTAGCAGGAGTCGATCCATATCGTCAAGGTAAAGCTGCTTATTCTACATCATTAGGAGCTGTATACATTTATAAAAGGATGCATGCAATTACAGGTGAGAAATATCAAGATATGTTTGTAGCTTCATACTGTGCTCGTCCTGATAAAAAGGAAGTTTGGGAAGAACAAGCTAGGCTCTTGATTAAATATTATAATGCTAGAGCATTGTGTGAGAATGATGAGGTTTCGTTTATTGATTACATGATTTCTAAAAACGATGCTCACTATTTAGAGAAGCAGCCTGAATGGTTGAAGGAGGTTGTACCTAATACAACAGTGAGACGTGATTATGGTATACATCGTTCAGCAGAAAAGATTAGAGACTTTCTACATGGATGTCTTAAGAAATACACAGAGCAAACTCTTCTTGTTGAAAAGAACGATGCAGGAGAAGTAATTAATGAGAAGAAAGGTATGGTTAAGATATTTGACCCTGTCCTTTTGGAAGAAATGATTCAGTATAATGAAGATGGTAACTTTGACAGAATCATTGCAGCTGAATTAGCAGTAGCATTAGCTATGAAAATGGATCCTATTATGGGAAGAGTGGGATCTTCAGGAGATGCTAGAGTAATGGCTATGCATTCTAAAACTAAGAAAAATAAATTATTTGCAGAGTCCAGAGGGCTTTTCAATAATAGACCTAAACAAAAACTGTTTACATAATGGCAATTATTAGATATACCAAAGATGCAACTATTAGATACGCATATCTAAACATCTTTCCTGATCAGTTCAAGACTGAGAAGGAGAAAATGGATGAGAGTTGGATCAAGAATACAATGGACTATTTTGCTAATAAGTCCTATGCTGAATACGTAAAAAATAGAGATACGTTTGTTAAGAACTATGATCTTGTTAAGGGTATCCTTCGTATGGAGGACTTTTATCAATCAGCTCCTCAGGTGAAAAGTTTCACAGATATGTTGACAGCTGATCTTGAATTACCAGCTTATGTAAAGATGTATTCAATCATCACAACTCCTTTAAATGAGCTTGTAGGTGAGATATCAAAACGTCCTGATGCATTTAGAGTTAAAGCATTTGATGATGATAGTAAAGCAGAAGAGCTTGAGTTTAAGACAGGTATTCTTCAAGAATACGTAATTAATCAAGTTAGAACTAAACTTGTAGAAAAGGCTAATTTACAAGGAGTTGAAATGGGTGATGAGGAACTTCAAGAGATGACAATGCAACAAGTTCAGGATGAACTTGATTCATATACATCTGTAGCAGAGAAATGGGCTAACCATATTCTTACTTGTCAAAAGGCAGACTTTACATTAAAGGAGAAATCAGAAGATGCATTTAGAGATATGTTAATATCTGCTCGTGAGTTCTATCATATTTATGAGGATAACTCTAAGTTAGGATATAATATTGAAGTAGCTAACCCTAAGAACACATGGTTCCTATCTACACCAGATCGTAAATATGTATCAGATCCAACAGGACGTGCTCAAGGTGCATATGCTGCTGGTACTGTGCAGGTTATGGAGCTCTCTG